AATAGCGGAGGCGGAGAGAGTAGACCGTCTATTGGTCGGGTTGAGAATGTTGAGGTGAAAGATGGCAAGATTTACTTCACTCCTGTATTTGATTTGAAGGATAAATTTGCTAAAGAGATATTTAGAAAGTTCAAAGATCGGTTTTTAGACGCTTTTTCTATTGGGTTTTTACCAAAAGAATGGAGTGAGAATGAAACTGGTTATGTTTTTAAGAATTGGGAAGCATTAGAGTTTAGTGCAGTCAATGTACCTGCCAATCCTGAGGCTTTGGTGGTGCTGAGAAGTCAAAAGTTTGAGGTATCTAAGAATTGGAAAGATTGGAAAAAAGAAGATAAGCCTTTGATTGATCCCGAAGAAGAAGATGAGGATGATGAGGATGAAGCAACAGATAAGAAAGAAGGTTGGGAAGAAAGTTTTGAGGGAGTGGTTAAACATTCTCTTGACCTTTTTAAGAAAGGAAAATACAGTATTAAGAAAATGAGCAAGTTTTATAAAAAGTTTGGCAAGATTGCACCTAGTAAAGAACATTTTGAGTTAGCGTTGGTCAAAGTTGCTAGAGGGAAGTTAGTTAAAAAAATAAAAGTAGTGCCCGATAAAAAAGCATTACTTAAGCAATTAATTATAATTGCTGATAAACTTGGTGATGAGTAGGGTTTTCTCCAAAGCCTACGCATAGCTTATAAATTAACACGAAAGGTGGTGAATATATAAATGAAAAAATCTGATTTGAAAAAACTATTAGTGGAGATTGCTAAGGAAAAGAAACTTGAGGCGAAAGCCAAAAAAGAGAAACAAGCCGAAGTATCTGCGTTAATGGAAAGTTTGGTTGAAAAAACCACAAAGGCAGTTTTGAAAGCTACTAAAGCAGGGGGTTCTACTCCTGATAAAGGTGAGCCTACAAATGAAGCTAAAGAAGAAAAAGTTGAAAAATTCTTCAAAGCACTCATTAGAGGCGATAAATCGGCTGATGTTCTTGTTGAAGGTACTGACTCCGCAGGTGGCTATTTAGTCCCTGATGAGTTTAGAGCCGACATTGTAGACTGGGCTCAAGATAAGCCAGTTATTAGAAGGTTTGCAACGGTTTTCCCCATGAAAGGGAAACTTTTGGAACTTCCTGCTTTGACTGCTGATGTTGCTGTATATTGGGGTAGTGAAAACACTTCTTTATCCACAACTTCTGCTGAATTTGGCAATGTTCAACTTACTCCATTCAAACTCAATGCAATAATCTTCTTAACAGTTGAATTGCTTGAGGATTCTGCTATCAATTTAGTTTCTTATTTGACCGAACGTTTTGCTCAGGCAATATATCGTGAGGAAGATAGGAAATTTGTTGCTGGTACTGGATCAGGACAACCTACAGGACTTTCACAGGCTAGTATTAACAGCGTGGACGCTGGAAATGCTGGTACTGCGGATCAGTTGATTGAAACTTATTGGCGATTGTCGCAAGGACATAGAGAAAATAGTGTTTGGCTAGCGTCTAACATTACTCTCTTTAACATCAGTAAGTTGAAAAATGACAATGGTGATTACTTGATGATCTCACCCACTTCTGGTGGGCTACCTACGATCATGGGTAAACCAGTCATGGAACAAAACGACTGTGGAAAGACTGTTTATTTTGGTGACTTAAGATTCTATTACATTGGTGATAGACGGCAGATGACTGTAAAGACAACTACCGAAGGTGCTGGTACTTTTTTGAAAGACCAGATAGCCATTAAGGTTACTGAAAGAGTTGACGGTAAGCTGGCTCTTGCTAGGGCTATGCGTAAGATTACCAACTGGTAATTTTTTGCCTGATGGGGATAATCTTGGAGATAGATTGTCCTCAAATGGGAGGAAATTATGATACAAGTAAGATTAAATAAAAAGTCAAAATATGGCAGTAGAAACTCTGTTCTATTAGTATCCCGAAATATAGCTCATGGGATAATAGATGGAGGATTTGGTACGATCTACAAACCCAAAAAAACAATTTACAAAAACAGGATGTTGCGTGGAGGTAAGTAATGAATGCTTACGTTTTGACGACTGTTGCTAGGTTAAAGGCTTTTATAGGCATGACTGGGACGACTTATGATAGTGTGTTTGAGGTGATTATTGATTCCGTTACGGATTTCATTGAGAATGAGTGTGATAGAAGATTTAAAAAGACTGCTTATACTGACACGGTTGTTGATGGTCGGGGTAGTAGTGAGTTAAATTTGCCTCAATTTCCTGTTGTATCGGGAGAAACTTTTACCTTATATCACAGAAATTCAGGTACTTATGGTGGTAATACTTGGACGGTGGTTAGCAGTAATGATTATAGGAAAGATGAGGAAACTGGAATTGTTAATGCAAATGGGGCATTTTATAAAGGATTTCAGAATTACAAAGTTTTATTTACGGCTGGATATGATTTTGAGAATGTTACTGATCCTTTAAAGACCCTGGCAAGTGTCGGATTGTCGGATTTAGAGATGATTGTTTGGAAGTTGTGCAATAGGGCTTTCAATGATAGAAAATCAAGTGGTAACATAAGCAGAATGAAACTGTATAACTACGATGTTACATTTAGTAAGGAGGCTTATAGTGATGACGAAATTAAAGAGGTTTTGTCAAAATATAAGCGTTTTGTTGTATGAGCGTTAGACATTTTTTTGACACTACTGCGATCATCAAAAGGATGACACCCGTTATTGGAACTGATAAAGTCAGGTCTAGGTCTACTGCTACGGTTGATGTCAATATTCAGCAATTAGATAAAGAAAGTGTGCAAAAGCTAGAAGGGGTGTTTGGTGAAGATTACGTTTTGTATTGTGAATCAGATGTGAATATCAGAGAAGGCGATACGGTGGTGTCGGGAGATAATCAATTTAAAGTTACAGAAGTAATTGAGGCTAAATTATTTGGGATAAATGAATTTAAACAAGTTTATATCTCAAAATTAAATGAAAGTTAATATTAAGGTTAGTCCTAGTCCTCAGAAATTAGCTAATATGTTTTTAGGGGCAGAGGCTAAGTTGGCTAGAAGATTGTGGGAAGGTATGACGGCTTATACTTATTTGATTCAGGAAAAGTCAGTTAAGCAGACTCCTGTTGATCAAGGTGGTTTACGTGGAAGTATCGGAACAGATTTAGAACCTAGGAAGTTTAGAGCAATCATTAAGCCTAATGTGCCTTATGATAGATGGATTCACGAAGGCTGGATGAGAAGAAATGGGAAAATAGTTTATTTATTGGGGCATGGTCGGGCTGGTACTCCCTTTGGAGGGAAGCCTTTTATGTATTTAGGGGCTGGTGAGGCTCAAGCACAGGGTAATAGGATAATATCTGCTAAAATTAGTCAAGCAATTAAAGAAATATGAGTTTTCAAACATTATCTAACAAAATTAAATTAGTTTTAGAAGGGATAAGCGACATTGAAAGTGTTTACGATTATCCGTGGTTGGAGTTTGATGGTTATCCATCGGCTACAATTACCCCTTCGGGGTATGATAGCGATTATGAGACCAGTAGTGAGAATGAAAGGGTTTATATTTATACAGTCAGATTGTTTGTTAATCTAAACGATGTTAATAAGCCTACTTATAAAGAAAAAGTGGATGATGGACACAGAATTATCAGAGAATTGACCGATACAGTGATTGATACTTTTGACAAAGATGAGTTATTAAGTGGGATTAGTTTGCCTAGCGGATACACGATGATCGGGGTTAGGCCTATTCCCAGTAGTATTGTTTATTTTCCTGATGAGAAAATGGTGGTATCGGAGATTAAATTAGAGGTTAAAATTTCATTTGACACAAACTCTTAATGTTTGTTATTATTAATCAATGAGTAAAATAGCTGGCAGATTAGTTAGGTTAGGTTTAGCAATAGAAGCAACAAGAGGGACTGGATTAGCACCGACAATTTGGATGCCCCATGTTAATACGACACTTTTTCCTAAAGTTGATGAAGCTAGAGATATTGGTGCATTGGGTTCATTGGCAGATAGCAATGATAAATTAGTTACTGAGAAATATGCTGAGGGTGATATTACAGCAGAGCTGAGAGATCAATCTATTGGATATTTCTTATATGCTTGGTTGGGTGCAGTTAGTACGTCGGGGACAGCCTCAGAATATACACACGCATT